TACTATCAGAACAGATTGCAGACAAGCCATTACCTGTAAAGTATGATATGCTTAATGGTAAGCCACTAAAAGATTGGGACTTCCTGACTCGTGCATTTAACGCTGTTAGTCCTGTAAGTCTAAACTTAGAGCAAAGTCCCGGTAGGCAGATGTTATTTAACAGTGGATATGACTTACGTTTATCTACTTACTACGCCCCTGACGGAACTAAGTTAACTAGAAATGCTGAAGTTAGGTCTTTATTTCAACAGGCTATTGGTATACAAAACCTTGAACGTAAATTAGATAAGCTAGCTAAAGATAAAAGAATACTAGCATCTATAGAGCAAATGCACAAAGATATAAAGTCTGGTAGACGTGGTGATTTTGATGTAAGAGACTACTACCATAATCAAATAATAGAACAGATATTTTCAGCTGCTCGTAAGAAAGCTTGGGCTTCAATTAGTAATAAAGCAGTTGTTCAAAAGCTTATACTTGACCACAGAGCTGGTAAAGTCGAGCAACTTAAGAAACGAGTAGATACATCCAACATCCTCAACATATATAAATAATGTCACAACAATCCTTTTTACAAACAACAGCCACAGGATCTGACATCAACTTTTCGATTACTACATTTTCGTCAGATGAAATATTAGTATATGTTGATGGGCAGTTAAAGTCTGCCGGCGTTCATTACAATATCAATCCTTACAATGCTAACGGTCAAAGCACCGTAGACTGGCTAGGTACAGCTCCAACCAGTCCTAGTATTGTACGTGTTGTACGTCAAACAGATGTACTAAATAATGGTAACACTGCTGTAGAAGGTAGAGCTACATTTCAAGCCGGCTCTTCTGTAAAAGCAGCTGACCTAAATAATAATACAAAACAAGTTCTTAGAGCATTACAAGAACACAACGATCAGCTCATACAAACGTATGACATAGAAGACGGAGCAGTTACTACTGCTAAAATTAAAGATGGGACTATTCTTGGTACTGACATAAGTGATAGTGCAGCTATACCTTTTATTAAATTAGCTACAGGTTTACTGCCTAGCACTATAACTGTAAATACTAACAACATCACTAATGGGTCAATTAAAGGCGAAGATATAGAAGCTGGTGCTCTTGACGGTAGATACTTTACAGAAACAGAATCTGACGCAAGATATTTTAGACAGGATTCTACTGAAACTATTGCTAGTGGAGACACTTGGTCTAATACAGATGGTAAGATAGCAACTACTGCTGCCATCAATGCAAGAATAATTGACCTTATAGAAGAGGTTGGAGGATTCGTACCTGTTACAAATGAAACATCTTTTCCTGACTTTAATCCGGATATCAATAACGGCAATGGTACTATTGTGTCTATACAAGCTGTATCAACAAATCTTGTCCCATCCTCCGGAACAGTCACTATTGCAAACGGTAGAGGAACTGGTAAGCCTGTCATTATTACAGGCGTAACCGAGACTATACCACAAAACTTTGGAGTGCTTCTTGAGACTACAAGTACAACTCATACATACGCATTTCATAGATTAACAGCGATAGCAACAGAAGTACATACTCTTGCTTCAAACATTACAACTATACAAGCTGTTAACAATAATCAGACTAATATTAATGCAGTTGTTAATAACGAAACAAACATTAATAAAGTCGCTAGTAACGAAACTAATATCAATCTTGTTTCTGGAGAGATAACTTCATTAACAACTGATCTTGGTTTTATTACTAATCCACTTACTACTGGCAATCCCGGAAACGACATTAATACAGTCGCAGATAACATTGATGAAATAAAAGATGTAGCATCTGAAATAGAATCTGGAGGATTATTTACAGTAAATTCTTTGGATAAAACAACAGGTTCTATCGTTTACTACGATGGCACACGATTCAAAGCGGACACCACCACCACGAAAAATACTTTAGTTACTGGAGGTAACTTTTAAAAAATGGCAACAATAAGATTAAAAAAAAGAGCTGCCACGGGTGCTGCCGGTGCTCCTAGTTCACTAGCACCTTCAGAAGTAGCATTTAACGAAGCAGATAAAAAACTATATTATGGATTTGGAGATGCTGGAGACGGTAGTTCTTCATCAGTAATTTCTATAGCCGGTGAGGGTGCTGTCATGCACCTCGGTAACGTAAACCAAACAGCAGCAGGTAACAAGACTTTCTCAGGAAACTTGACTGTTGGTGGAAACTTAACAGTTAATGGTACAACCTCGACTCTTAACTCAACAAACTCAGTTGTTGCAGATAAGATAATCGAACTTGGTAATGGTACATCTGGTGCTCCAAGTGGAGACTCTGGAATAGTTATTGAAAGAGGTAGTTCATCAAACGCCTTCATGGGTTGGGATGAATCCTCAGATCAATTCGTTATGGGTACTGGTAGTTTTACTGGTGCAAGTACAGGAAACTTAACTATAACTAAAGGTACACTAAACGCAAACATAGTAGGAGACGTAACTGGAACTGTAACCGGAGGAATATCTGGTAACGCAGCTACAGCAACAAGACTACAAACAGCTAGAACTATAGCTGGTGTATCCTTTGACGGTACAGCAAATATTTCTCTAAATAATAATTCTATTACCAACGGAGCTGGATATATAAATGGCTCAGGTAATGCTGGAACTGCAACTGCATTACAGACTGCTAGGACTATTGCTGGCGTGTCATTTGATGGTACACAGAATATTTCATTAAACAATAATTCGATTACTAATGGTGCAGGCTATGTTACCTCATCTATTATCGGTTCTTTAAATGCTAGTAACTTATCATCTGGGACAGTTCCTGATGCAAGATTACCCGGAACAATAACTTCTAACATTACAGGATCATCTGCATCTTGTACTGGTAACTCAGCTACAGCTACAAAGTTAGCAAGTGCTAGAACTATTGGTGGTGTTAGTTTTGACGGTTCAGCAAATATAAACCTACCCGGTGTTAACACTGCTGGTTCTCAGAACACTTCTGGTAATGCAGCTACAGCTACAGTTTTAGCTACAGCAAGGACTATTGCCGGAGTTTCATTTAACGGTTCAGCAAACATATCTTTAAATAATAACTCAATAACAAACGGTGCAGGCTACGTAACTAGCTCTATTATTAACTCACTTAATGCAAGTAACTTAAGTTCTGGAACAGTAGCAGCTGCTCGTATTGGAACTGTGGACGGAGGTACATTCTAAGTTATGGCAACTATAAAACTAAAGCGTGGTACGTCTACACCGACTACCAGCAATATTGTTGATGGAGAAGTTGCCTTAGATTTATCTGCCAAAAAGTTATACGTAAATGACGCTGGCACTATTAAAGAAATTGGGTCTGATTCTGCATTAACTGCATCACAGCTAAATGATATAAATGTCGTTGCTGGGCAAGTTGCTCATGGAACTGATTTAGGTTCTGTAACAGATTCTTTAAGCTCAGCATCTGGTGCTACTGATATTACGACGGTAGCAGATGACATCAGTAATGTTAACACAGTCGCTGGAAGCATTACGAATGTCAACACAGTTGCTGGAAGCATATCTAATGTTAACACAACTGCTGGAAGTATATCTAATGTTAATAGTGTAGCTTCTAATGCTTCCAACATTAATAGTGTTGCGTCTAATGCTTCTAATATTAATAGTGCGGTGTCTAACGCATCAAATATAAACAGTGCAGTTTCTAATGCTTCAAATATTAATACTGTTGCTGGCTCTATAGCTGACGTAAATAGATATGCAGCTGAATATGTAATACAAAGTGGACAACCATCATCTCCTAGTGCTGGAGATCTTTGGTATAACACAACTGCTAATGTACTTAATTATTACACAGGCGGTTCATGGGTAGGAATTACTGGATCAGGTATAGCTAGTGTTGCTGCTGATGGTAGTCCAGAACTAAGTGCCGCTTTGGATTGCAACAATAACAATCTTACTGAGGTAGGGACAGTTAGTGGAAATAACCTACAAATAGATTTCGGTACACTTTAAATGGCTAAATTATTAAAATTAAGACGTGGTACTACAACTCAGCACGGGTCATTTACTGGTGCTGAAGGCGAAGTAACTATAGATACCACAAAAGATACTGCTGTCGTACATGATGGCAGTACAGCAGGGGGAAGACCTCTCGCTAGAGAAGACATGACCAATGTCTCAGGTGCAAATATAAAATCAAGACTCAACGCTCAGATAACTAACGGAGAAGTTAACAACTCGGCTGGTATTGCCGGAACTAAAATTTCTCCCAACTTCGGTAGTCAGAACGTATCAACGACAGGTACAGTTTCTGCAACATCATTTTCTGGAAGTGGTGCAAACCTAACAGGTATTCAACCATTTGCTTCTGGAACAAAAATGTTGTTTCAGCAAACATCAGCTCCTACAGGTTGGACAAAGGTAACAAGTGGTGTAGATAACAAAGCTCTTAGAGTTGTATCTGGAACTGCTGGTTCTGGTGGTAGCAATGCGTTTACAAACACTCTGGCATCCAGAGGAATAACTGCTAACGCTGGTAATACTACAGCTGGTGGAAACGTCAGTGTGTCAGTAGGAAATACAGCAGCCGGTGGTAACGTATCTATCGGTAACACAGCAGTAAGTGGTAACGTTAACATAAGTAACGTATCAACTGGTGGTACTGTAAACAACCATACACTATCCATCAACCAGATACCTAGTCACTCACACGGTGCAACTATTAAAAACAACGACCATAACTGTCGAGGTAATGGTTGTCCCGGATTTGCTCGTGGTAGAAACAACAGTAACGCTGGAAACGCCAACACAAACTCTGCTGGTGGAAACGGTGCTCACTCACACGGATTTAGTGGAAGCTCACACAACCACAACGCTAGCTTCTCTGGAAGTAATCATAACCACAATGCTAGTTTTTCTGGTTCTAACCACAACCACAATGCAAACGCAACTTTCTCTGGTACTGCTCACAACCACAGTATTTCTGTGACAAACCTAGATATGGCAGTTCAATACTTAGACGTAATCATTGCAAGTAAAAACTAATAAATAAACCACCTATGTCAAAATTAAAAAGAGGTAAATTATGTCCCTTAATCGGTGAAGACTGCCGTGAACTTGAGTGTTTATGGTACACTGAGATCTCAGGGACTCATCCTCAAACAGGAGAAAGAATTAGTGAATGGGGCTGTGCAGTAGCATGGATTCCGTTTATGCAGATGGATCAATCTAAGTTTCTTAATCAACAAGGTGCAGCGATTGAATCATTTAGAAATGAAATGAAGAGCACATTCTCACCAATTATTCCTGTCGAAAACCAATTATTTACAAAAGAACCAATACAAATCAATGAAAGTAACGATAATCAAACCTGACGGTTTTGTTTCATGCGATGGTAAAGGTGTGCATGGTTTGTCCTTATCTGGGATCTCAGATGATGTATGGGCTGTACATTGGGATACTGTAACCAAGGAAGGTGAGTTAGAAAAAACTGACTTATCTATTACTGCGATCACAGACTTTACTCCCTACGCTTCAGCTATTACAGAATATGGTGAAAAAGTTGAAGCCGATCCAACAGAAATAAGTTCTCTAGCAGCATTTAGAAAAGCTAGAAACGACTCACTAACTGCTACTGATTGGACACAACTACCAGATGCACCGTTATCTGCTGAAAAAGTAGCTGAGTATAAAACTTATAGACAAACTCTTAGAGATTTACCAGCTAACACAACAGATTACGATATAAATAAAATCCCACTTACACCTTAATGTTTGAAATAAACAATAAAGAGGTAGAAACATATACAGTTAATAATTATGAATTTAGTGTAATCCGTGATTTTTATAAGAATCCGGATGAAGTAGCTGACTTGTTTCATAGAGTTGAACCTGAGTGGCATAAGCATCAAGCAGGGTATTATCATCAAGGTGTAGATTTTATGGATAAGAGACACTTTCTCTTCTCTGATGATCTACCACCAGTGATAAGATATCTAGAAACTGTTACTAAACAAAGGTATATAGATTGGGAAGAGGGACATCGTAAGACCTTAACCAATACAAATTACATTAAATTCTTAAATCATAAATACGATAATCAAATTTTTTATCCTCACTATGACTACGGCAAAACAGCTATAGTTTACTTAAATAAAGGAAAGTCTAAAGGGACAAATTTCTACCACCCTATCAAATACGAACAAGGTGAGGAACATAGAGAGCATTTTATTGCTGCTGATAAAGTAGAAATAATGCACCACATACATTCTGAATATAATAAATTAATTATTTGGGAAGGTAAAACTCTATGGCATGGTTTGTGTATGGATCCTAGATATACAGACGAATGGAGAATCAACCAGTGTTTCTTTTTCCAAGTTTAAAAATACCGGCAATAGAGAAATACGAAACAATATCTATACCTCTGCCTACAGCGGACGTACCTAGTTATGTACCCTTAGTAGTACCACCTAGTGACCTTAGAGCTCCAGACGGAGTACAGGCAGAGTCAAACGATGAACCGGAACAAACAGGTATAAGAAAAATAGACATACCGTTTACAGATCTTCAGATGCCTGTTCCGGAAAACGAAATTTTAGTAACGGCTGGGACAACTGCGGTTGTCTCTGTAGCAGCCACTCTTACAGCTACAGCAGCTTTTAAATGGGCGGTTACTGCAATGAAACCTATACTAAAAACAACATGGAAAAAGCTAAGCCAGAGGAAAAGAAAAGCCTCCTGACAAAGATAAAAGAAAATGTAGATGACCATGACGAACAGATGCAAATACTAGGAGCCATGGTGCGTCTAGGTGTAGTCATCTGGTCTGGTTTTATTATAACATTAAACTATGTAGAGCTACCTATGGTCAAAAAGACTGGAGCATCGTCCGATATCACGTTCGTCGCCTCGATTTTTACGGGTGCACTGGCTACGTTCGGGCTATCTACAGGTAGAACAAAAGGCGAAAAAAACAAAGAACCAAAAGTATGAAAAAACTAATCATACTCTTAGCCCTGTTATCACCCGCAGTAGCAAGAGCTAACACTGTCACTCCCCAGTTCACAACAGGGAGTATGAACTCAACGACCACTACGACTCAAACTATTGTTGAGACGGAGCAACGTCAGGTCTTCGGAGCTGAAGTAAAAACGTGGTCAGGAAACAACGTAACTGCATCTGGCGATTTAGCAGCTACAGGCACAACATTTTCAGTAACTGACACAGCATTACCGTGGAATCTAGAAACCACAACAAGAGACGCAGGCTTAGTAGAGCAAATAGATTACACCAGAAACTTTACAATAAACTCTACTACTACTTCGCTGTCTGTCTTCTCACAATAAGCCCAGTACTGGCTGAAGGAGACACCAATAACAACAGTAATCCAGTAGCAGCGGCTACCGGAAACGTTACAAATCAAGCTGTACAATTTCAAAATAATGGAGCACCAAGTCGACAAGCATTTGGTAACAACATATCTTGTAATGGCAGCACGATGACATTAAGTCCATTTTATATGGGCAACGATACATCACCACAAACAGAAGATGGTTATGTTATCAACGAGAACTGGGGGTTTCAAATAAACTTCTCAGTTCCCTTAAATAGAAAGCTGACAAAGCAATGCGAACGTATGGCAGAAAGTCAGATAAATAAAAATATGCTCGATTTTGAGCTGGTTCGTGCATTGAAATGTGCAGAACTACAACAAAAAGGTTTTACGATAAGACCGAACACACGTGTTTATCACATTTGTTCAGATATCGTACCTATTCAATCATTATTACAGAACAATGCTAGCAATCCTTAAACCACTCGTGCTATCTGCACTCAATACTCCACAATTTAAGAGTTTTGTAGTCGAGCTACTAGAAAAATTAGTAGAACAAACAGATAATGAGCTTGATGATAGAGCTTTGCAAATCGTTAAAAAAGGTTTAGATATTAAATAACTATGGATTCCACCATCATTAGAGACCCATTCATTTTTGTAGCAGATAATCTTATCGAACCTGATAAGTGTCAAGACATAATTAATAGATTTGAAAAAGATAAGAAAACTCAAAAACAAGGCTGTACAGCTGCTGGTGTAAATTTAAATATTAAAAATAGTATAGATTTAAAAGTTGACGATAACCCTGACGAATGGAAAGATGTAGAAGATTTATTTCATAAAACACTAGGTACACTTATAGATCTATATTGTACACACATAGTCGATAGTGGTGGTGGCCTAATACATTTTACAGATGGTATGGGGTTTCACATGACTCCTCCATACATAGATAATATTATGGATACGGGTTATCAGATACAAAGAACTAAACCCGGTAAAGGTTATGTTTGGCATCAAGATTACTCAAGGGACAGGATATTAACATTTATTTTTTATCTAAATACTGTTGACGAAGGCTGGACTCAGTTTTGGACAGGAGATCAAGTGTCACCAATGGTTGGCAGAGGTCTAGTATTTCCAGCTACTTGGACTTACTTTCATCAAGGCTTTCCTCCTTTACAAACTAAGTATATAATGACAGGGTGGTTACATGAGCCACATTGAAGTTATACATAACGCATTACCAGAAGATCAGTACGAATTTGTCAAAGAAGTTTTTGAGGACAAACATTGTCAGCATGGGACTTGTTGGATACAAAATTTTGGTATTGCTGAACGAGATACTGAACACTGTAACTTAGATCATTATATGTTTTGTCATACAGGTTATGTTGAAGGCTACCAGCCTACACCAGCTTTTACTAAAGTTGAACCTTATATAACCAGATTATTAAATGTACGAAGATATCTAAGATTCAAAGCTAATTTTTATCCTAGAACTAAAACTATTGACAAGCATCCTTGGCATTGCGATGAGTTTAGAAAAGTAACAGGATTAGATGTAAAAACTGCCTTGTTATCTTTAAACACTTGTAATGGATATACAGCTTTTGAAGATGGTACAAAAGTTCCTAGTACTGATAATACATTAATACTTAATCCTACTGACGTAAGGCATATGGGTACAAGTACCAGTAATGCTAATTACAGAATAAACTTAAATATTAATTATATATGCTAAGAATACCTTTTTACACCCTTGGTAATTGGAAGCTAGCTGAACCTGAGCTTAAAAAATTAGAAGCCTTTATCTTAGATGGCGATTATTATGATGCAAAAAATAATCTATATACCACATATCAGAAAGGCTTTGTTTATGACTTTGATAATTTTTATGAAAACAGAGCAGATGAAATTGCTACAGAACAAGCATTTAAAAATATATCGAAGATTGTAAACTTTTATTGGATACAGGTTTATGGTAAAGATGCAGTACATGGTAAACATACTCATTTTATTACAGGTGAAAACGCAATTATATCATGGGTTCACTTTTTAAAAGTACCTGAGACTCCCTGTTTTAGGTTTACTGATGGTGACAACTATCTTGTACCTTATCAAAACGAAGGAGACTTCTTGGTATTTCCATCTTATGTACAACATGAAGTCGTACCACATCAAGAAGACGACAATAGAATAGTCGTCGCAGGCAATATTTACATAAAAGAACACAGCAGTATTGGAGCTAATTTACAATGAGCACACACACAAGATTAAAAGCCTTAGAAGCAGAAGCACCTAAGCAAAAACCAAAAAGAATCGCAAAGCGTGACAAAGCTGGACGTTTTGTAAAATCTGAAGATACAGCAGATTTATCAACCCCATCATATTAATATGGAAAATCCAAGGGTTATACCCAAAAAAGCAACAGAAGAAAGTTTTAACGAGCTACACTACCTTGTTACAGAGGACTTTCTACGCAGAATCAAGAG